CTACACAAATACATAGGTACAGACGACGGCACAACTGTTAAAGATATTACACAGATACAAGATCTCGTGTTCTTAGAAAATCGAGACAGAAAATACGACCCCAGCATATATCGGCTTAGGGGTATTTACAATGTGCAGGACTTGGATTTTAACCTAAGTCAATTTGGACTGTTCATTGATAACGACACGCTGTACATGACCATGCATATTAATGATTTTATACGTGCCATTGGTCGAAAACCCATTAGCGGAGATGTTATAGAACTACCACACATTAAAGATGAATTTGCACTAAATGATTTTGATGTAAGTTTACCTAGATACTTTGTTATCAGTGATGTTGGACGTGCTGCAGAAGGATTTAGTCCTACTTGGTATCCGCATCTATATAGATTAAAACTAACTAAGATTATTGCTGGTCAACAATACAAAGATATATTTGATCAAAAGGTAGTTGATCCAGTAACTGGCGAAGAAACAGATACTACCTTAAGCGATATACTAAGTACTCATGCTAGAGAATTGCAAATTAATGATGCTATTTTAGCAGAAGCAGAAGCCGATGCTCCAAAGAGTGGATATGAAACACAACATTTTTACACACTGGCTGTTGATGATAAAGGCAATGCACTGTTAGAAACAGTAGATGATACGTCGGCACCTCCGGATGCCGGTGACACAGGATTCGATGTCAGTAGAACAGCCAAGAGACCACAACGTGCTGGCTACTCGGGTTACTTGTTAGGTGACGGAATTCCTGACAACGGTGCAGATTTTGGCAGTGGAATTACATTTCCTAATTCACCTAACGATGGCGATTACTATCTGCGTACAGACTTTCTTCCAAATAGATTATTTAGATTCGACGGAGCTCGATGGATCAAACGTGAGGATGCTGTGCGTACTGTAATGACTAACGACGACCCAACTAATCCGCTATCTGCTAATCGATTGACTCAGAAAGGGTCGTTCATTAATAATAAAAATAGAACTGGAGTTAATTTACTCACCAGTGATGTTTACACTGCACCAGCTAACATTACTCAGTTATTAACCACAGTGACCTACACCGTCGGTATGTTTGCCAGCGCAGTAATTAGTGATTCTATAATCCCAGAAATTATAGTAACATCTGGTACTGGTGGCAAAGCATTGTTAACATTCAATGTTGAAATTGTATCAGGACAACAAATAGCATGGAAATTATATTCAAGCTCAACTGATCAACGACAGTCACTTAGCAAAGCACTTAGACCCAAGGCAGATTTATAATGGCACAACACTTTTATGACGGACAAATTAGAAGATATTTAGTACAAACAATACGCTTGTTCAGTAACTTTGTAGTCAAATATGGCGATGGCACACTGGTTAGAGTTCCGGTAATGTACGGCGACCAAGACAGACAGGTCGCCAGCATTATCAAACAAAACAGTGAAAATACTGTGCTGTCAGCACCAAGAATTGCGGTGTATATAACTGATCTAGATTTAGATACCAGCAGACTAGGCGATGCTAGTTATGTGGGCAAAGTACACATACGAGAACGTTCTGTATATACTGACAATCAAGGCAATGAAACTTACGGCAATACGCAGGGCGATAACTACACAGTTGAGCGACTAATGCCAACTCCGTTTAAATTAAGCCTAAAAGTAGATATTTGGTCGGTTAATACTGATCAAAAACTTCAGATACTTGAACAGATTTTAATGTTGTTTAACCCAAGTTTAGAAATACAGACCACCGATAACTTTGTTGATTGGACCAGTTTAAGTGTAATAGATCTTAGTGATGTAACTTTTAGCAGCAGATCAATACCTACAGGTACAGCCAATGACATCGATGTTGCCAGTTTGAGTTTAGTAACTCCTATCTGGATTAGCCCTCCTGCTAAGGTTAAACGACTAGGTGTTACTACCAATATTATTGCCAGTATATTAGGCAGTATCGGTAATCCAACGCCAGATTACATTGAAGGACTAGGAGTTGATCCTATGAGCGGCACTCAAGTGCCTAGTAATCCATTGTTTACTCAACAAACTACTATTGGTAACTACGATCTCGAGGTTGCGGAGGGATCTATTAGACTGCTCAGCAACGAAGGCAATTATCTTGCATGGTCTATGTTGATAAATCAAAATCCCAGTGTGTATCGAGCAGGACTTAGTAGACTGTATCTACGTCAGTTGGATGGCACATACGTAGTGGGCTATGTGACTATAAATCCCTTGGATGATACTATTATGATAGTCAATTGGGATGGTGATACGTACCCAACCAACACTGCTATCACATCAGATCACAGAGTCAGTGCAGGAACATTTGATGCTATCATTGATCCGCACAAAACAAAACCAAGCGGTGTAGTTGAAGGTACAAGATATTTAATACTGGATGATATTGGCGGAGGTATTCGTGATACATTTATAACTGAATCTAGTGTGCATAGAATCAATACCAATGTTCTGCATAGAAAAGTCAACGATCATAAAATCTTTGTAGACGGTGTAGAAGTAGGGTCAGGCAATGTACGCATACCTAATAATGTAGACTTTGGTAATTACTACATCACCTTGGACACAGCAGTGCCTGCGGGTAGTGAAATTTCATACGAACTGTACATGAACGAAGACGGACCTGATGCTTGGAAAAATACCGACTCTAGTGACTTTATTGCCGAAGCAAGTGATATCATTGAATGGAACGGCGAATCGTGGCAAGTGATATTTAATGCTGGAGAAAACGCAGACAATCTATTGTACCTAACCAACATATTTACAGGTACACAATACAAATGGAATGGTGTAAATTGGAGTAAAAGTTTTGAGGGATTGTATAGAAGAGGAGAGTGGCGTCTTGAACTTTAAAGAACGTATAGTTTGTAGTGGTGCCTTATTCTATGCAAAGTCTACTAAACGATTTCTATTATTACAAAAATCTACGGGCAAACATCAAGGCACGTGGAGTTTAGTAGGCGGCACAGCAGAAGATCAAGAAACTCCATGGCAAGGTCTTCAGAGAGAAATTCAAGAAGAAATTGGCAGTATACCTACTATACTTAAAACAATTCCAATTGAAACATTTGTTAGTAACGATACGGTTTTTAATTTTCACACATATCTGTGTGTGATAGCGGATGAATTTGTACCGTTACTAAGTGACGAGCATATTGGTTGGGCGTGGACTACATTGGACCATGCTCCAAAGCCCCTACATCAGGGATTGCGTAACAGTTTTAGCAGTAAAATTGTTCGTACAAAATTACAAACTGTATTTGACGTAATTGAATTAATTTAAAGACCAAATGATGCTCGACGTGCATTAAAGTTTTGAGTAACCTCGGCAACAGTTAATGCTCTATTATACATTAATACTTGACTGATACGGCCTTTCATATAACGTCCCGGTACATCAGTACATCCTATAGTTAAGTTTTGACTGGTCTGTGTCATCACTGTGGCGGAAGAGCTAGAGCTACCTGTTATTGTAGTAACACCACTACTATTGCCTACAATAAGCGTGGTGTTGTTTACTGTATTAGTACCTTGATGTATAATGCCTATCATATTCCAAGCATTTTTATTAATAACAACTGTGGATCCAGGAACATAGTCATTGCCCCAATAGGCGCTGCTTGCGTACCATGTAGCTCCTGTAGTCTGCATTGATAGAAGTGTTGCATTAGAACTTGATCGGCCACCGTAGCCAACAAGTCCAGTATATGTATCAGTTGTTACAAGGGTAGAATCAGGCCAGCACCAACATAATATAGTTTTTGCGCTAGTACCTGTTGGTAAATCTGGAGCACTGGCTAAAAGATACCCTGATGTTCCATCAAATGTAAAATAGTTAGGTGCGCTACGGTCACTAACTAGTGTAACAGTTACGCCGCCAGTAGACGTACAAGTGTTTTTAAGATTTGTAACATCTCGAACACCAATAAATAATGTTGGATCATAACTTAAAATGTTAGATGCATCTAAGTTTAATACTAAACTATCGCTAACAATACCTGTTCCTGATCTAGCTGTCATAATCCAAACCTCCCCGCATAAGCTGCGAAATTTTGTCTAACTTCGTTTGCTGTTAATGCACGACTATACATTTTTGATATTGGAATATTTCCAGATAAGTATCCTGAATATTCACCAATACGTATTGTTGATGTAAGATTTCCATAACTAAATGCACTGTATGTAGCAGTATTAACTTGCACTCCGTTAATATATAAAACTGAAACTCCGGTACTTGAAGAGTATGTGCCGACCGCATGATACCAAGTATTATTTGTCAGCGTGGCTGGGCTAAAAAATGCGCCACCTACGCTACCGGCATTCTGCCAAGTTTCCCAACGTATCGTACTATTACCAGGAGAGAAAAAATTTATATATTGTGGGGCAGGGCTAAAGCTCATATAACCTTGCGCCCTACTTTGTATATCAGTAGATCTAAAAACCATCTCCATTGAAACACCACTAGTAAGATTTAACGTAGTGCTAGGAGATGCAACAACACTACTACTTCCATTAAAACTAAAAGTATTATCGATAGGATATGTTAAACTAGTAGCAGTAAGTGTATAATTACTTGTTAAATCTACAATAGCTTGTGAAGCACTCCTAGTGCCCTCAACGAATGGCGTAGCATAACTTCCAAGTTCTAATTGAAATCCACAATACTCAATAGTGTATCCGCCAGTTATTGATCCCGAGTGTACTGGAAAGTATTGCAAGATTGTGCCTGCCTCGGCTGGGCCTGAGGTCGAGTAACGAACCCATTCTGATGTAAATGTAGGATTCCAATCACCTGTGACAGCACGATCCGAGCCGGCAGCCCGCCATAGTTGGCTATTGCCAATATTGTTTGCTGCGCCGCCAACGGTCATTCTAGCATAGTATGAAAACGTATAAGTGCCTGTAGTTGGTAACGTTGTTGAGTCAACTGAAAAATATTTATATCCGGTCGTTCCTGTAAAATATTGTAATACCCCTGCTGCATTAACTGGATTACTAACCCCTGCGCCGTATGTATACGTTACTCCTAAATTTGCATAATTATATCCAAAGTTGACAAACGATGATCCGTTATGACTTGCTGCTGGAAAAGGAATATAATTAGTTACCGGTGCGCCGCGCCATGATTTTTTAGTATTGGCAATATCATAGCACATGAGTAGCCCATTAGTAGCTGATGAATTATTATGTCCTATTGCCATTATATACCATACCTTGTACGCTGCGCATTAAAATTTCGTAATACCTCGCTGGCAGTTAAAACAGTACCATACATCTTAGTATTGGCTATCCTGCCTTTCATAGGACTAGTTGGTGTAGAATATGTTGCACCAACATTAAGTTGCCCGGTTCCCGAATATGCAGATTGTACAGCACTGTTGATTAGTACGCCGTCAGCATAAAATTGTTTAAGAAAGGTAGTGTGGTTGTAGGTAAATGTAAATTGATGCCAAGCATTAAACACCATAGTATATAACGGTGAATCTAAGTCGTTGCCATACATTCCAAAAACCATACCCCTAGATGCGGCAGAATTCCATAAAATATGCAGCCCTTGACTTGCTACAAAACCGCCTTGACCAAAAAGTCCGCAACTGTCACCTGTTACATACGACCATATTTCTAATGTAAAATTTCGCTGTAGATTTTGAGTAGACATGTTAACGTAATCGTCAACTCCGTCAAAACTAAAATATCCACTAGCTCCGCTAGTGTATGTTGGACCAAGTGTTAATGTGCCAGCTCTTGTATTTCCGCTAATATCGCCCCACGTTGTTCCAGTTCCTGGATAACTTTTTAAATTACCAGCATCTAAATAAAATAGTAAATTCTCAGTAACAATACTTGTACCGTAGTGATTGCTCATAACCCGTACCTCGTGCGTAATGCATTGTGATTCTGTAAGATTTCTGCTACCGTTAACACTCGATTATACGCACCCACTAATGCGCAATCACCGTTGGAGTATTCTGTATAGGCTCCGCTATTACCCATAGCACCAAGTGAAATTCCGTTTGGGCCAGCAGCGCCTGCGTTATTAGGGCCGGCAGTAGATACGCCGTTGACATATATCTGATATTGATCTAACGAAACGTTGCCCGTTGCGTGATAGATACGCCAAGCAGTATCATTAGTACCTGCACTAGTAGCGGATACCCATCCTTCAGAATAATAATTTTCTGTACTACTGCCCCAGTGACCCATTAACCAATTATTTGCGTAAGAATTAATAATTCTACCCCTAACGTTCCCTCCTAGTCCATTGTATCTAGCAATGCCAAATACAGTAAATGTAGTTGATGTAAGATTTACACTGGGAAAATTAATAACGCTAGATGTACCATTAAATGTCCAGTAGCCAGAAGCTCCAGCTGTGTGAGTAGGACTATTGACTAATGTTCCGGTATTTCTATTACCGGATATATCGTTTACTACTGTACCAGTACCCGGATAACTTTTAGGATTACCCGCATCTGCATAAAATGTCAATCCCGAAGTAACTATACCCGTACCATAATAAGTTGCCATTATAGTACCTCATTACGCATAGGTAGTGTTTAATGTATACCACTGCGTTGCCGTAAATGCAACAAATTCTAAAACAGTAGTGATTGTGTGACCAAACGCCACGTTAGTACCAAGACTGTTAATTTGCGCACCAGTGGCTGGATAGACGTTCAACGTATTTGCGCCACCGTTACGAATAACAATTCGTATGCCTGGTGTAGCCGCTGGCAATCTAATACCAGTTGATGCTGCTACTGTAGTTACATCGTTAATTGGTCTTGTTAATTCTAACGCAGTACCTTGTGTTGATCCTGCAGCTGTTAATGCTGGACTTACACCGTAGGCAACAAATCCAGCGTATTGAGCTATCTTAACAACTCCAGTATCTAGTACTTCAATGCTAGGAATACCTGAGATATCGTTAACACTGAAAATTGTACCAGTCATTGAGTTGGTAATTGAGAACAACTGTCCCACAGTGCCTTCAAAACTCAGTGTACCAGCATCAAGCATTTTGCTGGTAATGGTGCTAGTGTTGCTTGGACTAAGGTAGGCTAAATTGCTCTTGACTCGGAGAGCATTGGTAGTGGCCGGTGTAGCTGCTGTTAAATCAAGTAACTGATTAACGACCTGTACAGTTCCGCCGGAGAAAGAAACTGTACCGCCAGAACCACCATTCTGATTGGCTCGAATAGCAATAGTGCTATGGGCATTAATGTAGGGCACGTTAGCGTTTTCGTAGATACTAAATGAATTTACAGCGCCAGTGGCATTGAAGAAATATCGATCAACGCCCGATGTTACTGAAACTGTAATAGCTGTTCCAGCAGTAGTTAATCGCAATGTACCAGCTGTGCCCGAAGCTGCTACACCAGCACCGATACTGTTGTGTTGAATATTTAAATCAGTTACGCCAGTGTGGCTAATTTCGCCCCATGCGCCCCATGTGGTGTCAATACCAGCACGGAATTTTAATCTAGGATTTGCCGTAGCGTTGGCTGCGTTTGGATGGAATGCCAACTGATAACTTGGATCACCAGTGCTGGCTGTTGTACCTGCATAACTTGCATATGTAATTAAGCCAGTGTAAGTTCCAGTGAAACTAAATGCGCTTGAATTTTTAAATTCTGAAAATAACCCGTAATTGTATTGGTTAGCATTTAATATAGTTGTTCTACTACCGCTGGCGCCACGTGGATCAACCGGAGTAAGAAAACTTGTTCCGTCAGTTTGCTGTAATGCTCGAGTGAATGTTGACGAAGTAGCACTTCCAGCACTTCCGTCAATGTTAATACCAGTTAAACTTTGTGCGGCAGTAGCTCTATTATGAGCAATACTAGTAGTACCAATAAAAAATGTTCCTGCAGGCGCTACATAATCAGTACCAGCTACAGCAGCACTTACGTTACCACTTACACCACTTGATTTTAATATACCAGTAGCACTAACGGCTGCTTGATAATCAGTACCAGCTACGGCAGCTGATCGAGTCGTTCCACTTGATTTTACAATACCCGTAACGCTTTGTGCTGTTTGAAAATCTGTTCCGCCTACAGCAGCACTAATAGCTGTGCCGTTGCCTTTTAGTACACCAGTGATGCTAGTTGAAATAGTCAATGCTGGTGTAGCGCCGCCGCTTGATGATCCTGCAAAGCCGTTGGCACTGGCCACGCTGACAGCAGTGACTGTTCCTGTAGCACTTGCCCAACTGGCAACACCAGTACCAGTATTGTAAGTCACTGTTGCACCAGTTGTTGGTAAATTAACCTGTCCAGGTAGCCATTTTATGTGACCAATGTTGTTGCCGTCACCGTTTACTGCGGCCACTAAAAGCCAGCCTGTACTTGGACGCCATGTAGTATTTTGATAGTTAACAACTCTAAATCTAGTCTGATCAAAAGCAGAAGACATACCTTCTGTTACTTCGTAGTATAATGCTTCCCATGCGCCTAATGGAATACCTGCTGCGGTTGCAGTAAGTGTGGTAGTCACGTTGCCACTGTTATAATACACCACTGTTCCGCTGGTTGGACATGTGATATCAAAGTGGCCGCTTGAACCCATTTCTGAGTTTTCAACAGGGATACAGATAACTCTAGTGTTCCATAGTATCGATGCTCCTGTCCAAGTTACCAGTCCACCACCACTCATTGCCCATTGTGCTGTTGTGTTTTTATAGTCAACTACTCTGCTGCCGTTTGTTTCTATGCGTCCAGTAACATTTAATAATGAACCGTCCCACGTGAGATTACTAGAACCAGCAAACGCACCGCTGCTATTAAATTGAATGTTTGTATTGGCGCCGCCTGGAATACCGCTACTTTGTACAGAGATAGTATCAGTTACGCTGTTGTAACTTATTGTTGCGCCTGGAAAATTAATTGTGCGGGCACCTGTAGCTACAGTTGTGCCTGAAGACTGAACAGTCAATGCTTGTTGTTGCTCAACCCATTGTACACTAGTTCCGTTAACAGCCAGTCGTTTGAATAGCTTGTTAGAAGACGGGTTATGATACTCGTCCCCTAACCCACTGCCAACTGGTTCGCTTGTAGAAACTACATGCTTCAAGAAATCCCTTGAGGCCATTAATAATTCTCCTCTTTAAGCCTGAGCTTCTGTCCAGCTAATACGTGCATTTACTGAGTTTGTAGTGACTGCGGTAATGTTTGTGGCGCAAATTGTCAAGATATCTGGACCATCTGGATACAAGTTTAAGGCATTAGTTGGGCAAGTGTTAGTAGTTCCACCACCTAAAATACTGTTACCAATGTCTCGAACTGCACTCAAGTCTTGAGCAGTAACACCTGGTGTATTTGTATAGAAACCAAACACGTTTTCACCACCTTGAATTGTTGTACCAGCTGTGTGATAAGCAACCTGCGCTAGACTAGAACCACCTACTGCTTGGAATGTTCCTGCACTTACACGACCATTTAAACGTAGTGAAATCAAGAATACCATGTTAGTACCAGTAGTTTGACAACTCATACTACGTAGCGTTAACTGCATACGGTTGATAATTTCTCTTGCGCCCAAGAAGCTGGTCAATCCATTATCAACTGCCGGAGCAATACGAATACTAATTAGTGGAATTGTAGCGTCTTGAGCAACGTTAGTAAGTGTTTGCGTACGAGTTTGTCCAGCAACGAAAACTACTGACTTATCGTCATCGTAACGTCCGTCCATGATAACAGCACTACCCCAGTGGCTAATAGTACTGGTAACTTGCGGGCTATACAGTTCTACTAGGATAGGAGCAGTGCCACCTAAACTACCACTTGTTACACCTGTAACAGTGAATGTTGTAGCACTAGTACCACCAGTTTGTGCGCGAGCTGCTATAGTTAATGTTGTTAGTGTTTTAGCACTATATGTGATATATTCAATGGCGGCGCCTGTGGCAGCTGCTGCTTTAAGTACCACAGTACCGCTGTTTGGCCAACCTGTCGTGTCTGCCACTGAAATTGTGCCGCCAGTGCTTGTGGCACTAGACAAGGTAGCTGTTAAGAATGTTTTATAAGGCAACGTATTAGTTTCATAACGAGCAACTAGGTTACCACTACGCATATATGCTTCTGGGTTGACGTTGCTGTTTGGAATTCTATGGCAGTAAAATACTTCGCCACGGGCATTTTTAAATCCAAAACGTATTGCTCCAGCACCGTACCATGTATAGTCAATGTAGAACATCTGCATCTTAGTCAAGTCCAAGTTGTATAAACTTGCGCCTGTGCCATCGCAGCGATCAATGTTCCATGTACTTTGAGCATAGCGTGTATCAACTGTTTTACTAATAGTAATGAGACTGTTAGTTACAGCTCGGTACTCTGGGTAAATGTACATCTGTGTATTTGATGTAATGTTTTGAACAAAATAGGTCATACCACGAATAACAATGCTGTCACCCGGTTTTAATTGTTCACTAAACTTACTGTTTACACCGGTAACCGATTGGCTACCGTTAGTAACTGCGGCCACGCCTGACAGTTGGAATGTGCTAGAACGTCTAACAGTGTAAAGTGTTTGTCCATCGTATTCAAAGAAGAATCCGTTTTGGCTATCGAACATGCCAAGACGGTTACTGCTACCGTACCAAGACCACGGATTCACATTTATGGTGGTACCTGTTGCAGGTGTTGCGCTAGGTGTAGTTAACGCAGTATAGGTAAATGTAGTTGCGGTTGCAGCACTGGTCACAGTAAACGTACCGTTGTAGGCTGTTTCATTACAACCTTGTACACGAATAACAGCACCTGATAATATTCCGTGAGCATATTTACTAGTCATAGTAACTGTGGTGCCGCTGGATGTAATATTTTCAATTGTGATCGCCGGTTTCATAATACTACCAGTTGAGAACTGTGTACCTTTACCAGATTGATAACGGAATTGACGTCTTGTTTGACGAACTACTTGATAACCGTGGTAGGCAGTTTCGTTACTAAACTGTACACCACCGTCAAATGGTCTGTGTTGCACAAATCCAAGCGCACGTGGATACAATGTTGCGTTTGCGCCTGCTGATAATGTAGCTGTTACAGCATTAGAAACAGCAGCAAATGTAAACGTATTGTTAGTTGGAGTTGTTGCCACAGTCCAGCTTGAATTGATTGTTCCCGCGCCTGTTGCTGCACCGCTTGTACCTGTTGTGCCAACAATATATAAACCGTCACCTACACGTAGACCGTGCTCGCCGGTTGTGGTCACAGTGCCGGTTGTTCCACTCATTACAATACTGGTAAGCGGAATAGCTGCACCAGTGTACCAAGCACCAATAAACACATAAGTCTTATACTGATCATATAATGCTGTTGTACTTGGTGTATTAGCCACAGTGAATGTAAAGTTAGTGTTGGCACTAACAGTTTCAATAATCCACCAACCGTCAACGTTGGCATTGTCTGCTGAACCTACAATATAAACAGGTAAACCTACACTAATACCAGTAGTGTTATTAATAGCAACAGTAACTACCCTACCACTAGAAGTCATATTACTAATTGCGTAAGCACCAGTACTTGCGCCCACAAATGTCATATCATTTCTTGAAATACTACTGATACCTTGTGTTGGATCGTAAGATGCGCTAGGACGATTGTTTACTAAATTAATTGTGTCCCACTTTGTAGGCTGCATGCCATATTCAAAGTCAGTATCAATCAATGACTGTGGAGTACTTACACGTAACTTGTCTACCGGATCACGCATTACTTCACTTGGAATAATTTCGTGATAAGTTTCTTCAACATGGATAGCAATCTTGTCAGTGGATGCCATTGATGTTGTGTTATAGTTAAGAATAACGGTAGTAGTTTCTTGACCTGTTGCTGCATCGGCAGCATTAACATAGCTGGTTGCTTTTAGATCAGGATCACTAAAATTATAAATTACTGTGTTGGTAGTTGTGTTTGTGATGAGTAATAATTGTTCGCGTCGAATATTTTTACCAATGACCGCAATAGTTCGGGTACTTGGGGTAAATGTATATGATTCTACGATTACGTGTTTTGCCATTTTGATTAATCTCCTAATGCGATTGTTGTTGGGCTGAACGGATATCTGCGCCTTTGTCTAGTCGCCGACGTTTTCTTTACGGTTATTTGGACCTGACTGCCGATTTCCGGTGCGTTGTATATAATTAGCCTATTTTCTCTAACTCTAAATGTTCTTGATGATCCAGCATCATATGCTGGAATCCAAGGACCTGGAGCAGTAGTAACATAAGGAATCATCTGCTGGCCGCTTACAACGACTTCTAAATCTTTCGAATCAACAATGTAAGTAGAACTTACAAGTGTTTGATCTGTTTTTATATCAAATACGTTTCTGTAGCCATCGCATAATCCGCTGGCTTCTGCCATGATGGTTGCGCCCGCTGCGCCAGTAATTGGTGCATAGGCAATAATGCTGGGCGTATCTGTTATCTCTAAAATTGGCAATCCAGAAATATCGTTAATACTAAACAAGGTTCCGGTTAAACTATTGGTAATAGAAAATAACTGACCAGCTGATCCTTCCCAGCTTAATGCGCCGTCATCCGTTACCCGTAGGGTAATGGGACTAGCGTTTTGTCCGGTAAAAATAATAGTAGGCTGTGCTGTTTGCCCTACATTGGGAGTTATAACGATATTTTTGTCTGCGTTTGCCATATATTATATTTAGTTAAATGCCGTATCTACCGCGTAGGGCGTTAAAATTTTGAGTGATCTCTGCTTGGCTTAATGCTCTATTATAAATCATAAAAAATCCAATATCACCGTTAAAACTACCTGCGCCGGCACCTGTAAAACTAATTAACGGAATACTCGGTCCGCTAACATAAGTTCTAGGATTTACTGCTGTATTAAAGTTGCCGTTGACGAAGGCTGTTAGTGTAGTGGAAGTTACTGTAAACGCACATATACACATTCTATTGCCGGCATTCACAGTATCGGAAACGGCAACGCTGGTGTTTATATCATTAAAACCTAAAGCCCAGGAGTGTGTTCCTGCAAATACGTTTCCTGGAGGGCCTTGATATCCTTCGCTAATTCGCCAGCCTAAACTATATCCGTTATTAGCACCTTGGAACAGTTGAGATGATCCGTTATTATTTCCTAATAATCCAAAGTATCGTTTTCTTGCAGCAAACATCACAGTAAAGTTATATGTTTTTGCTAGTGCATCTAAATCTCGAGTAGCTAGTGATATTTGACCGTCTGATGCGGTACTACTTCTATTAAGAGTAAGAACTGGAACACTGTATGTGGTAGTATCGTAACCGTAAGTTCCAATTATTGTACCTACAGCACCATTGCCGCTAATATCTGTTAATTTATTTGTTAGTGCGTTAGAACTAACTGGATAATAAGGGGTTGGAGCAACGCCTACAGTCGTGGTTAAGGAGCTCCATAAATTAGTAAGTGCTGTTACTTCAGTTGGACTTAACGCTTTAGGCCAATAGACAATTCTACTTACTCTGTCATTTAAATCATTGCCACCGCCGTAACTATTGCCAATAGTTAATCTGTTTACACTTGGTGTAGTGTTAACATAATCTACGCCTACTAAAGATCCGTTGGCTGCAAATGCTACTTGATTAGTTTTATAACTCTGTGCTAGTTTGTTAATTCCGTTATTGAGGTTTACTTGTAGATAATCTAACTGATCTGCATTGCCGGTTCTATAAGCCATATTAGTTACTGCTGAAGTACCTAGAATGTTATAGAAACTAATTTGATTATTATTAGTACCGTCGGAAATACTCATAGGCCAAGTGTAGCCGCCAAACGTAGTTTCGTTACTTCTGTAGTATTCTATTAGGATAGTGCCTTCAGTGTTGTTAAAAAACGAACTAAAATTAGTACCAGTAATGGCAGCACTATCGGCGCCCCTAGTAGCAGTACTACCGGTTGTTTCGTAATACGAACTAGGCTTTCTACGGTCAGCTACGTTCTTTTCAATCATAGGACCCCATACATAAACACCGTCACCAATAGCCAATGTAGAAGCTGGATCGTATCCGTTGGAGGTGGTTGTATTATTACGGATAGTAATAGCAGCTCGGGGGCCACCGCTAATAACTGGAGTACCAACAACCCAGCAACGATACCACCCGTTCGGAAGGCGTTCTATTCCTGCTCCTAGAAAAGTTCCTGAAGGACCAGTTGCGGCACCCTGGAGTACAGTGCCGCTGCCTGTTAGGTCAAACCTTGCATATATGCCTCCATTGACGCCAGCATCATCCATGACTAGACAAGGGTATGTTATGTTAGCTGTAATTTGTTTAAAAAATGCTGAGAATATGTTAACACCGCCACCTGCCCAACTTTCAGTTCGCAACATAAACTTAATTTCGTTGGCAGTACTAGAAGCTGCTAGGGCTCTTACGCTGAATGACACAGCCGAAGCACTTGAAGGATTATTACTAGTGACTAAATTTTTAGTAACTCCACCGGATGCAACTGCAAATTGATCTGTACTTTGTGTGCTGTTAGGAATACTGTTAGTAGCCGCCGCTTCTAATAATAACCCTCTATTTGTAAAAGTTACGGGGTCATAATCGTAACGTGGAGTATTTGCAGCGGCAGTAGCTACTAATCCACTCGAATTGTAAAATGTACCAACTGTTGATCTAGTATAGGTAATTAGTGAACTATTATAACCTCTGTTAAAGTTAACTTCAAATGAAGGTAATGGTACAACCGAACCAGTTCTTTCTAATTGTGCTCCCCAGACAAATATTCCGTCTACACCGTTACCAGTCGGTGTTCCTAGTCCCCCGTTAGCTTCTCCCATAGTGATACTATAGGTATATGAATCTGAATATGGATATACTGCGGTTGTTTGGCATCGATACCATCCGTCGCCTACGGCAGTCATAGTAGTATAATTATTGTCGCTACTTACGCCGGTTGACAAATTCAATAACGACCCTGCACCCTGATAGCCGCCAGGTTGACTGTAGGGATTATTATCATGCCATATCATAGCCGTAGTGTAGCCTGCACTTTTTATATAAACACTAAACGTATATCGTTCACCTGCTAGTAATCCAGTAACAAATTGATAAACGCTTTTTCTAGTAGTTACTCCAAAATTGCCAATAACCTTGTCTGCGGTCATAGTACCGTCAGGCGCTCTAGCAACATTGTTTTGTACTGTAGTTCCGTTAGTATACCATGGGTGAACGTTGGTAATTTCTTCTGGGCTTGTAAATAAATTTCTGTTTATGTTAGTTATACTAGTAGCAGTAGCAGCATCGTAGTGTACTATCAAACTATCAGAGGTAATATCTGGGCCAGCTAATACGCTCATATTCCGTATCTCCCTCTTAATGCATTAAAATTTTGTAGTACTTCTGCGGCAGTTAGTGCTCTATTATAAATTTGTATCGGTCCAAATTTAGCTCCGTAATAACTAGTATAGCCGTTGATACCTTGGAATAACTTATCTATAGTATAAGTTGCTGGTGTAAATGCGCCTGCAGTTACAACAGAACTAGTAGTAGCATTATAATGATATAAGAATGGAATTTGACTTGAGTTAGTACCAAATGCAACGTAATTCCATCCTGCGCTAATGTTGCCGGTGTTCACATTAGGGCCACCTGCTGCGGCATTGTCTTTCATACCAAATGCGCCGCTGTTAGTTCCATAAGTTCCCATTTCGAGAGGGTATGTTACATACAGATAATTCCAAAACAACCCAACTTGTGTAGGTGCTTGATAGACCCACATGCCTATTGTAAAACCTGTGACTGTTGAAATTGTTGGACGGTTGTTTGCAGGAAATGTAATGTAATCTTTTACACCGTCAAGGGCTAGTATGCCACTGTTATCTGTTATATAACTAGGATTGTTTACTGCGATAGCATGGTAACTGTTGCTGGATAAATCATATAGCGCAGAACTTGTCTTTGCAGTAAAGGTTGTCATTGCGCTAGATTTTTCTACCTGTAGGCCATCCCACCATATGGTTGAACCGTCAAAAGTATCAGCACCATCTAGTCTAGTCTGCATGTATATAGAACCAGCATTAATCATGGTATAGGTATAGCTAAATCTCTGCCATTCTGTCGTAATATTAATAGTCGTTGCCGGTGCCTCATAGTAACTAGCGCCAAAGTTATAACAACCAAATATAAAAATTTGACCTGTAGTTGCTTTATTGGCTCGTGCCCACACACTCACTGTCCATGTTTCACCTATCCGTGTAGGTGCTAAATTGTATACAGGACTAGCATAGGTGCCTACATGACTGTCGTTTCCTGTAGTTTCCATTTTCATCGGAATACCACCCACCGGGCTGGTAAATGTAGTCTCTCTACTGATTCGACAGTTGTTAGTTCCCGAGAGTAGGGAAAACCAAGCAACGATATCTAACGGATTGGGATGAATGTTAACGCTTCTATCTTTCCAAGATTTTGTTAAGGTCGGATCAATGTGATATTGTAAACCGTCACTAACTACGCGAGGACTGTGACCTAAACTCATACTCCGTATCTCCCTCGTAAGGCGTTAAAGTTTTGTTGGACTTCTTCGTCTGATAATAGTCTGTTATAGATTTCTAACTTAGAAAGACTACCTCTAAGGTTACTTCCTATTGTCAGCGTTGACGGGATGCCCGACGGAGTCGATGTACTGTTAGGTCCAGATGTAGTAACTGAAACACCGTTTTTGTATATAGTTCTAGTTCCGGTGCTATTTTTAAATCTAAAAGTAGCATAACTCCAGCCTTGAAGACCAAATGTGCCACCGTAGGTATAATAATCATCTACACCGCCATTAAGATATAATAGTGAGCCACTAGCACTGTACACCGGATATAAGCCGTTGTTAAAATTTAATAAATTTTGACTGCTAGTATTATCAATGTTAACCCAGGCACATACTGTCCATTCTTGTAGAGTATTTGCTTGTATTAGTGGGTTAGTAATTGTAGCAGTTTCTGTTCCTGTAAAATTTAAACATCCGCCGTATAAACTATTATATTTAGGATTTCCAATTAATGTTGCTGTTAATCCACTAGTGCTTAAATCTTGCCAAGTAATTGACGCACTTGTTCCAGTCACAGGATAATAATTTGATAACACAGATCCTCTTTCTAACTGCATGCCCCAAGCAAGATAACTTTTAATTCCGTCACCGGTATATACACCTAATCCATTTTGATTCGATACATAAAAAGTGCCAACAGTGTTTGCTTTTCTAAAAGTGACAGCACATCGATACCAACCATTGCCTGCATCAGTAATACTGCTTGATAACGTATTAGCTCCGGATGTTGCTGCTACACTTCCAGCACCACTAATATTAAATGTTGCAGTACCTTCACCGTTAGTATGTAGAACAATTTGTGTGACCCCAACGCTATTTTTAAAATATCCGCTAAAAGTAAACACATCATTAATAGCAACCGTGCCAATACTATAGTATAACAAATGTTGAGCAGATGCTACAATTTCTGCTACTGAGTAAACGGTGCTAGAACCATTAGGGGCAGTTGTTGTAGACGATTTGACATCTATTGATACTTTACCCCAAATTGCGTTAGATAGATCTTCAGGATGAGTTATCAAGTTAGAATTAACACCACTCAGGCTGCGTGGGTTAGCAGCGTCGAGGTTTAATACTAGCCCGTTAGTAACTACGCGAGCATTGTAACTTATAGTCATTCCGCATCTGCCTCAATGTCTAGTTTGCCAACGTCTTTGCGTTCGCCCCACACAGTATAGAAGCAACTGATATTACTGCTAAACAATCCTTCGGTATTGATGTAAACTCGATTGTCTTCAATCTTTTCTACATATAGTTTCTGATGTTTGCCGATTGGTGTTAGATCCACTGTGATAGTGTCTGCATCAACTAGACCTAACCAGTAATCTGGAAGTTCAATAATTTTGCTGGTTGCCTTGCCACGTGTGTATACACCAAACTCAGGACCTTCCAAGCTACCGTGTTTTAGCAGTTTGCCTGGCTTGGTTGGGTGAGGTATAATAAACGATTTAGTCAGTGCGTTAACAGCACCGTTAACACCTAGTCCACCAGCAATGGTCACAGCACCTGTTGTAGTACTTGTACTTGCTTGGTTAAAGGCAATGGCCAATCTACCTGCTGCCGCACTACCAATGGTCATTGTGGCTGTGGTCAGTGACGGCATGAATGACACGCCACCAGTGGTAACGTTGGTACCAATTGTGGCAATACCCGCTGTGGTATTTCCTCTTATGTTTAGTGTACTATTTCCAGCTGCAGCGCCAATGTTCACAGTTGCAGAATTGCCACCAATGTTTGTAGTGCTTGCACCGCCGGTAGCAATGTTAACAGTACCAGTAGTAACTCCATTTACTAAGTTTACAATGCCAGTAGTGACGTTGGTAGTTAATGTTGCTGTACCTGCGGTAGTGTTACCGTTTATTGTTAATGTTGAGTTACCACCAGTTGTACCAACGTTGACGTTACCGCCAACACCTGCTAAGTTGATGTTGGTTGCACCGCTACCTACGCCTAGGTTAACTGTACCAGTGCTTAGACTACTGAACATAGACACAGTACCAGTAGTCACATCTGTTGTGATATTAACAGTTCCGCCGGTAGTGCTGGCAAATTTAACAATGTTACCTGTGATAGCTGGTCCAATGTTTACAGTGGTTGCAGCACTTTGTACAGTACCTAAGTTGATAGTTCCACTGTTGACGGCTGTTGTACCAGTTGCTCCGCTTACAGCACTGCCAATGTTAACGTTGGTTGTGCTACCGCTTACACCTGCTGTACCTAAGTTAACAGTTTTAATAGTTGCGCTAGCTGTGGCGCCATGAGCAATACTGTATGTACTTGCTCCAGTGCTTGCTCCACCTAATTGGAACGTCTGTGCCGTTGTGGCAGTGTTAAACATCGTAATAGTTGTAGCCGCACTACCATAATTGATAGTGCCAGTTACCGCAACAAAGTTGTTTACTATACCGCTGGTTACGTTGGTAGTTAGTGTAGCGGTACCAGTTGTAGTATTACCATTGATGTTTAAAATGTTATTTTGTGTGGCTGCACCAATACTCACTGTTGCAGCTGCTGCCAACGAACCAATGCTGGCTGTGGCAGCATTTTGTAATACGGCCACACTGCTCAACACATCGGTATTGTTAATCTTGTATGTCAACGTATTGTTGATGTCAATATTTTGATTACTGTTAAAATTATTACCTGTACTAGTCCACTGGAATGTCTTATTAGTAGTACCAAGGATAGTAAATCCACCGCCGTTGGCAGTGGCATCTGTTGCACCACTTGAGCTAATAGTTGCGTTACCAGTTGTTCCAGTAGCCACAACTGTCATGGTGATCTGTGTCAAACTGTTAACACTTTGAATCACAGCAAGGGCGCCCATAATTGGAGCACCACTCTGTGTACTGGTAATTGTTATTGTCTGCCCCGCTAATAATCCAGTAGTTGTGCTAGCACCAATAAATGTAATTACACCACTACCGCTGGTAATTGTCACAGTTAGACCAGTAACAACTGCCACACTAGCAAGCTCAATATTTTTGTCATCAACTGTAATTGTACTAGAGTTTAGTGTTGATAGTGTGCCGTTAACAATTAAGTTGCCACCCACTGTAACATCACTGCTGAATGTAGTTGCACCAGTGTTTGCAATAGTAAATCTATCAACCATGGTGTTGGCAGCAGAACCACTGGATCCTACAGATGCAGTTCTAAATACAATTGAACCACTACCGCCAGTTCCAGTTCCGTTACCTGCTAAAATTACAGTATTAGCGCCTGCAATGTTTGTGCCAACAGCATCGCCACTTCTAAATGTAGCAATACCACCAGCACCGCTGGTTGTAGCTTCACCGCCTCTAAATAGTGCTGTGCCACCTGCACCACTGGTAGAACCACCTGCACCGCCAGCTACTAACAATGTATTACCTGCACTGGTAGCACCAGTAGCACCAGTAGTAACAGTTAAGTTACTGCTAGTTTGAGTATTAATTGTTTGTGCTGTACTTGCAACACCAACCGTGTGCGTAGTACTGTTAATTAACAGTGCCTGTGCAGCCACACCGCCGGCTGTCATAGTTTTAAATACTAAGTTGAAAGCTTCTGATGCAGCGGTTACGTTGGTGCTCACGCTTTCAATTGCGCCGCCAATAATATTAGATCCAGCTGCATTTTCTGTAACAAACTGTACACCTGTACCGATACCAACTGCGGCAGTGCCTGTAGTGGTATGTCTAAATTTAACAGGGTAACTGATAGCATTTGTTAACGCATCGTTAACTACAAAAGTTAAATTATTTGTTGCGTTGACGTTGGCAACATCGTTAGTAAAGGTAATTAAATCGCCTGCTGCATCACCAATTGTGGTATTGCCGTTTACTTGTAGTCTTCCTCTAACTGTAGTAGTACCGTTACTTACCGCAGTTGCTAGTGTAAATGTTAAGTTGTTTGCAGGGGCAGTGCCTCCCAACAGATTGCCAGGTAAAGTAACAGTGTCACCGACGGCATAACCTGATCCTACCGCAGTGACTGTGATGGTTGTCACACCTGAGTAAGCTGTACCTGAGCCAGTTTTTGTAACTGTAAATTGTGCGCCTGTACCTGTGCCGCTTGTAGCAGAAGGAGCAACAGTTGTATAGGTTGCTGCGGCTGTTACACTGGTTCCAGTTAACGTTGTATATGTAGTAACAGGAGTAATAGCTCCAATTACAGTTCCGCCCATACTAATATCAGCAGCTTGACCAAAGTTAATGGCAGTAATGTTCGCATTAAAAATATTTGCTGTGCCAGTATTAGTACTTGCAATCGCAGGGTTAGCACCGTTCATATTGAACGCTATACCCTGTGTCATTGTCAGCGTTGGGTTGCCCACAGTCATTGTACCTGTGCTTGCACCAATGTTTACCGCTGTGCCAGCACCGAATGCATTTATAGTTGTAGCGTTGGCATTGAATACACTGGCTGTGGCAGCGTTGGTGGCAACGGTACCTGTACCAGTTGTGGCATTACCGCGAATAGTTAATGTACTATCTCCACCAGTTGTACCAATATTAACGACTGCCGCTCCTCCACCGATATTGGTTGTACTTGCGCCACCTGTTGCCAAGTTTACAGTACCTGTAGTAACACCAGTGTAGGCATTGACAATGCCAGTTGTTACATCACTTGTTAAATTAATAGTGCCAGCGGCTGTTGATCCAATCTTAAATATATTGGCAGTAATTGCTGGACCAAACGTAAATGTGCTTGCTGAAGCTGCTGATGTTGCCAAGTTAACGGCTGTGGCAACACCTAGAACGTTACCGGTTGTACTTACAGTATTCCATAAGTTAACAGTTGTTTGTGTACCTACCACTGTTGGATTGCTTAGTGTAATAGTTCCGCTGGTTGTACCAACAGCAATAGTTGTAGCAGCACCAAATAAATTACCAGTAGTGGCAAAGGTGTTAAACACAGCCGCTGTGGTAACTCCAGTATTAGTTTGTAAAGTAGCTGTACCAGTAGTGGCATTACCACGAATTGTCAATGTGCTGTTACCTGTGGTAGTACCAATGTTAACTGCTGCGGCTGCTCCGCCGATGTTAGTTGTACTTGCACCGCCAGTGGCTAAGTTTACAGTACCTGTTGTTACACCGGTATAGGCATTGATAACACCTGTGGTTACATCACTAGTTAAATTAATAGTACCAGCGGCTGTTGAATTAATTTCAAAACTGTTGCCAGTAATAGCAGGACCAAATGTCAATGTACTCAGTGCTGCGGCACTAGTAGCAATATTAACTGCTGTACCTACACCAAACAAATTACCAGTTGTTACTGTGGCATTTAAAAGATTAAATGTTGTTTGGTTAGTAGTAATGTCACCACCGTTAACGGCTAGGTCACCTGTGACCACTGTGTTGGCATTGTTGATTGTGGTAGTACCAGTAGCTGCACCGATTGAGATTGTAGTACCTGCACCAAACAAGTTACCTGTTGTAACTGTAGTGTTTAATAGATTAAATGTGGTAGCACTAGTAGTAACATCGCCACCGTTGACTGCTAAATCGCCAGTGACCACTGTGTTGGCATTACGAATAGTTGTAGTGCCTGTGACAGCACCAATTGTGATACTAGTACCAGCTCCAAACAAATTACCAGTAGTTGCGCCACTGTTAAACACAT